GTACTGCCTTCCCTTCGGGCGTGCCAATGGGCCTTCCTGCTGCGATTGAAAGATTGCGTCAGGTCGCTGGTCGGCCCGGTAACTATCGGGCGCTTATCGACTACATGAACGCTACGGGTGTTCCATTCAATGCGGTTTCGACGGTCCGTGCGGGTGCTACAACTCGTGGTTCTGGAAACAGGAGAGCGTCACTCCATGCTTCTGGTCGGGCGGTTGACTTCGCAGGGAAGTCGGGGCCTAGTAGAGATTCGCCCCAGTTGTTGAGAATTTATCAAGCCTTCCAGCCTGTCCGAGACATCTTGCAAGAGTTGATCTATTCCGGTCCAGGCGGTGGATTCGTTCGCAACCCAATTACGCGTGCAGATCATCACGACCACGTTCACGCTGGTCTTGCCAATGGTGCGATTGTCTCTCGGAGAATGACCGCCCTACTTGGTGAATCAGGACCAGAGGTTGTTATCCCCCTGACCCGACCGATGCGCGCTTTGCAGCTTGCTGAAGACTCAGGGCTCATGGGCGTGCTATCTCAGGCCGCTGGACAGCGTTCAGCAACGCAAGGCGATACAGGTGTCCCACTCGGTGCGAATGCGGCAGGTAGTGTTGCCGTTCAAGGTTTGTTCCCTGGTCAGGGCAACACTTACAACATCTACGGGATCAGTATGGCTCAAGTGATTGCTGAGATTGAGGCTCGTGAGCAGGCTTCCACCCGCGTGAACTTTACGAGGCGCTGATGTATCAAGCTTACGCGTACGGCAACCAAGTTGAGTTGTGGAACAATCAGCGAACCCTAGATTACCTGCGAGGGAATCCCTATGGGATCGACGCTGCCGCCGTTCTAGGTGGTTACGCGGCTGGGATTGCGGGCAATCTTGGGCCGTATGCAGTGAATAAGGTTCCATGTTCGCCTGCTTCGGCAATGTTTTGCGACCAGCCTAACGGGGTTGCTACGACTGAGATTGAAGTTGAGCAGACGGAAGACTTGATCGACGCAGGAGACTTTGGCGGTATTCCGCTGCTGCCCGGTTCCAGTCTGAATCCTGCTTCACTCAATTTGTTGTTTGACAACTTTGCTGCTTCTCCTGCTTCAGGTTTCATGGGAGCCGGTGTTCTAATGCCGACTATCCCGCCGGTGTTGGGAGCGGTTCTTATTGGTTGCAACATCACAGGAATCACGGTCGATGCGACGGGTTGGACCGCTTTGGATTCGGATGTGTACTTGTGGTCCCTTGACGATCTGTCAAATCCGCTGCCGGGTTCGACTTCGCTTACAGGTGCGGGGTCTGCGGGCTGGAACTTTTTTCCAACAGGAACAGCGTCGCAAGTCTTGTCTCAACCGGCAGGCTCGGTTGATGTTGAGTTCAGATGGGATACACCGATTGTGGGGACAGCTTTCCCCGCTGTGAGTTTTACTTGCAGTGATGCCGGTGGGGGTATCGCCCCTGTGAGCATCTCTGCAACGGGGTGGACTTGGATATGGGCAGTCGAAGTTCCGAACGGCCTGTACGAACTTGACCTAACAGGCGGCGCTGATTCCCCACCGTGGTTCGACCCCGAGGTTCCAGAGTCAGCAGACTTCTACGGTCTGTTCGTCGAAGACATCACAGGTTTCGACACGGTTGTGCAACGCGATCTGACTGCCGCTTCAATCTATGGCGGGAGTTTGGGGCCACTGAAGTTGGGGCCACGAACACTCACCGTGACGGGTTACCTGTTTGCAAAGACTTGTTGTGGTTCAGAATACGGATTGCATTGGTTGAACGAGGCACTCATCGGTTCCACTGGTTGCGATGATTGCGCGTTGGGTGACTTCTTCATGTTGAAATGCTGCCCACCTGAAGGCGCTGACCCGATTGACTATGTTCGACTCCTGCACCGGACAGGGCTAGTTGACGGCCCGAAGGTCGTAGATAAGTTCGGCACCTGCTGCGATCAGTGTGGTTACACCACGCTGAAGGTGCAGTTCACGATTGCATCTGAGTTGCCGTACATCTTCTCCGACCTGACGTTCCCCGTGTTCGAGGAAGGGTTCGGTGAGACAGAGTATGAGCGGTGCTTCACTGACTGCGTTGACTGCCCCGAGGTCGTACCCTCCACCTTCATACCCGACTGCGGCCCATCGCGTATCGCCCCGCCGCTACCGTTTATCCCTGATGACGATTGCTTCTGCGAGCCGTGGGTAACGAAACAGATATGCGCGTCCTACACAAACATTGCCGACTGGAATAGCGCGACTTCTTTCATCCAGATTTTTGCGGGTGCTACCGATCTGCGGAATCTCAAAATCTCGGCTTACGAGAATCCTCGCGCTGATCTTATTCCCCCGGTGCCTTGCCCGTGCGGGATTCTATACGAGGATGACTATTGGAAATGTGTTGTTCCGTGTCAGGAGCTAACTGTTCCCCAACTGCCGTCTGGTTCGACGCTCTCGATTGACTCGCGCACGCGTATCGTTTCGCTGCAACTTGCGGGCGGCGCGTATGTCTCCGGTCAAGGGATCGTTGGTTCGGCGGGGTACGCAGGGTTTCAGTGGTTTGATCTGCCGCAATGCTCAACGCTGTGTTTCATCATCTCGGTTGATGCACGGGTTTCTGATAGTGCGTGGGTGACGATTGGCGCGGCGGGCAAGTTCCTCGCATCGGGCGGCTGACCGTGGCGATCTATGGCGAACTGCTTATCGGTTACGACCTTGGAACATGTGTGG